GTGATCTGAGGTACGAACTGGGCGAGGCCAAGTGCGATGGTAATTGGGTCCATGTCAAGCTCCTTTCATTATGGCGGCTAGACGCTTGGCCCGGTCTCCGACCTGCTTGGCCCATGTCGAGTCGAGCATCTCTCTGGCGGCATCCGCATAACGACCCTCATTGATCGCAGCGAGGGTGTTCTTGAATTTGGAGAGCCGCGTATACCCGAGGTTGAACGCCATGTTGCACACGACCGCCTTGCGTTCTTCGGTCAGATAGTCGAACATCGGCACGAGCCGTTTCGCGTCGGCAATAGCTTGTGCTGTATCATCCTCGAAGATGACTCGCATTGCCCTGGCACTCAACGGAACGTCACGTAAGTTGTGACCGATACCGATCGTCGGGATGCCCTCCGAGTCGAGATACATCCGGTCCATCTTACCCTCATCCACGGCAAGCTGTGCTTCGAGAATATCGAGGTAAGTCATTTCAGATGCTCCACAACATACCAGAATCCCTTCCACGCGCCAGTACCGATCCCGCTGAGGACCGCGACGATGGCCCACCCGCCGACGTGGGCCTTGATTTTCTCACTGCGTTCCCGCTTCCGCTTCACCTCAGCGATGTATTCGGCAATGAAGGCATGGTGCTCGCGGTGGGTCTCCTCGCTGATGATGCAATGATTAGCCAGCTCTCCCCGGACCGCACAGGTGACGGCGTCGACGAGTTCGAGATTGTGCGTTCTACGTTCTGGTTGGTTCATGGTGGCTCCCTTAATGCAATAACCATAAGTTGTGAACTGCTACTCCGCAGGTCACGGCATTTACTGTTTCAGTAGCGACAGGATCGTTCGCCCACTTCACCAGGCGCCAGATACTGTAACCAACAATGATCGGTGGCAGCAGCCCATGCGCAAATATCGGTGCCATGATCGGGTTTGCCTCATGGAGAAGCCCTGCACGGATACCGTAGATGGTCGACCCCTTATCCACGACTTGACACACAGCCGTCGTGGTCGTGGATTGTGCTACCGGCTGTATGGTCGAGCAGCCGGCCAGCAGCAGAAGGATTACGAGGGCGCGGAACATGGCGGTTCAGCTTTCACTTTCTTGGCGCGAGGCGGCTTCGGCGCGGGCAGCTTCGCCTTGCTCACTTCGAGTTCCAGTGCTTCGTTATCCCGCGTCAGCTTCTGCACGATTGCCGTGAGTTTCGCTACTTCATCCATCGCGGCGTTGCGTTGGGCGGCGAGAGTTTGCATCAGATCGTTTGCGTCGAGTTCCATTGTGTTACCTACTATGACATTATCCCATTATTAATAAGCGCTTCTCTGATTGATACTACCATTGCATGCAAGGCTGACATATGTGCATCACTATCAAGTCCGAATGCGCCAGTAGAATATGAAGCTAAAGCGCCGCCAGAAGCATAGGCTGTCTGTGCTGTCTTGGAATTGCAGCCGAATGCGCCCGTTATCGTTCCAGTGCCGGTAATCGTCGCTGCCGTCGCGGACAACCGCAGCGTATTCACTCCACCAGCATACATGTCAAGCACATTGGCGCTGGACTCGGTGATGTAGGTGTCGCCTGCTCCGCTGCCATCCAGATAGAGCTTTGATGTGGCCCCGATCTTTACTGCGCCAGCAAAGTAGTTGTCTGCTGTGCCACTTCCATAATATCCCCACTTGTTAGTTCCAGCACTTACTAGATTCCTAATTCCTACATTCGTAGAACCTTTAGTTTGGTCATTTATATATAATCCATTCTGTGTTGTTACAGCAGAACCTGAACCTAATGACATATCATTAAGTTGCAATCCATAAAAGGCAGTAAGTGTAAAAGAAGCCGCTTTAGTGATACCGCCTAGGACCAGTCCGGCGCCTAAAGTGGCATCGTCATTTATAGTCGCATTTACACCAAAACCCCCTTGCGTTCCTCCTGTTAAACCAGTTGATGCTATGGAAAGGCCATAAGCTGGATTTATTGCGGTGCCTATTCCAACATTTCCTGCCGTGCTAATACCACCAGTTATAGTCTGATTTCCAGTGAAAGTCTGAGCTGCATCCGTTCTTGCTATAGTGGCATTAGTCGTCGGGAACGTCATCGTCGTGCCGTCAGTACCCGCTAATGTTAGCGTGTTGCTCAACGTGCCGATCTTCCCCGCCGCGATGACCCATCCCGCTGTGCCGGTCTTTGCCGAGCCAGTGGCGTCCATCGTGCGCCAGCCATGAGCATGTGTGTATTCGAGCGTCTCGTCCGCCGCCAACGTGGCCTTGGTCTGTACCGTCGTCACAGATCCCGAGCTATTGAACATCTGCACCGTGAATGTGTTGGCCCCAGCCTGCGTGTTCTTGATCGAGATATGGTCGATCTGCTTGACGGTCGAAGCGGCGGGTGCCGCAGCGATCGTCTGGGTTGTAGCCGTGGCCGCTGTGACCTCAGTGAAGCCTGGCGCTGCGGCGGAGGTGACGTTCAGCCCCGACACCGTCACATCGGCGGTGCCCGTGGCGATGAGCTGCATGATCTTGGTAGTGGCGTCAAGGCGTAACATGACGGTTATCCGTAGGCTGAGGCGAGTGCAATCAAGTCACCTTGGTGCATCTGAGTTTCCCACGTGCTATCCCCGCGTAACACAGTGGTACCGTCTGGCATGCCTGTGCCCAGCCCCGCGGGGGCGAGGGTGTCCCCCGCTGGCAGTTCGAACTGCCGCCCAAAGACATAGACGACTGGCACGCGGACTGTCATAACTTACACCAGCACCACGCCGCGACCCTGGATGTCTGCCTCGATCTCAGTAGCCGAGATAGCCTTGCCGAGTTCCTGAACCACGTTGCCCGTAGCGGATGGCGGCGTGGCGGTTGCGGCTCCCGGCGTCGTGCTGAGATAGTAGATTGACCCGAGCGTCAGCGCTGAGAGCCCCGTATTGATGGCACCGAAGTACACGGTGGCGTCGGCGGGGGATGTCACGTTGGCGAGCACATAGCCATCGGCTTCCTTACCGGCAGCCGTCGCATCGGCCTTGCGTACCTTCAGCGTACCAGCGTCGTTCCAGATATTAACGAAGTTTCCGGCAGTCAGGTTCTCGGATGCGGGGTGTAGCTTGACATCCGGGCCGACGCCAACCGGCATGACTGTTACATCAAGCCGCCCGGTAGCGTCGAGCGCAGGAATGTCGCCATCGTTACCTGCGCCAGCGGAGATAATAACGCCGGCGATCTCTTGTAAGCGTCCAGCGACTAAACGGATGAATGATTTGGCTGCCATGATCTGCTCCTTATAACGTGATTGCGGTGTCTATATCAACGAACAATGTATCAGTTGCGGTCGGGAACCCTACGCGCTGAACGAACCCGCTGGTCGGCGGGGTCTGGGTAAGTAGCCCAGTCAGTCCGACAAACACCGGAGTATCCAGCGCCCAGTTCCATGACGGCTCGTTAAGTTCCCCGTATGTACGGATGGATGCGGCTGCACCGATACCCGCCGCGCCGGTAGTGATGCCGAGCGTCTTATCACGATGCGTGAGAGTGCTGGAGTCTGCATAAATGACTCCGCCAACCGCGTCGGGCACAACCGCCCGATGCCCGCTAAGGGTGGCCGACGCTGTCTTGGATATGATGAACTCGCCCGGACTGCCCGGCGGGCCAGGCGGGCCGACTTCGCCCACTGAAACGATGTTGATCTCGGCGACGGTATCGACGACATGCACGTCTTCCTCGATCGTGACGACCTCGACATCGGGCGACTCGATGACTACCGGCGCGGAAGCGGTCTCGGTCAGTACGTCGATCTGCACGTCCGGGACTGCGACGATGTCGGGAGTGTCGACTATGAGGACTTCGAGTTCGTCGGTCATGTCAATATGTTATTTCATCAAGTACGAACACGTTGCCACTCAGCAGCTTGGTTACCACCGGCGTGGCATCTCCTGATACGAGCTCCAAGTCGAAAACACCTTCGCTGAATGTGTATGCCGCCGTGTCTGCGGCACTGATCGTCACCGTGATGGTGTGGTTCGTGTTGTCGAGCACGATGCCACCGCTCGGGCTGGTCAAGCTGACCAGAACCTCGGTACTAGACGCCGTCGCCCGTATCTTCATACGCGCCGTGAAGCTGGCCAGGCTGACCGGCGTGTAGCTTGCCAAATACCCACCGGATGTGTAGGTCGTGAAGTTCGAGCTGTCGACATCATTGAAACTGATCTGACTTGAACTGACGAACGTGACCTTATGGAAGTCGGTCGCGCGAGGTGGGTAGCTCTTGGCGTTGATTTGCCTCATGCCACCTGCGCTGACTACTGCGGCCCGCCAGCCCGAAACAAGGCCGTGACCTGCCGCAGTGACTACCGTTCCGGCGGCCTTGTTGATCGCGGTGATGGGCGTGAGGACGAACGGTGCCGCCTCCCATCGCAGGACGCGACTGAAGGTGGAACCCTTGGTAATCGTGATGTCAGTCATGGAGTATGTCCTTCATTCTATTCTATCATTCTTCGTCAAGTATGTCGCCGAACTCGCCGCGCATCCGGCGGCCAAGCAGCATCTGCGCCCGGCGGTCGAGCGGCACATCAGCCAGCATTATCGCCCGGCGAACCGCGCTGGCGTTGGGCAGGACGGGCATGTTGGGGTACTGCGCGTTCCACTTGCTCGCGAAGTCCATGATCTCGGCTTGCTTCTCGGTGTCGCCGGAGCGATATGCCTCAACCAGTTGCTTCTGCATGTCCTGACTGACTTGCGTATGGAACGCCTTGACCTGGATCACGATCGAGTTGTGGTCTTGCATGTTCGTGACCTTGGCCGACGACAGCCCGGTGAGTTGGAGCAGGCCGTCAAGTGTGGATACATCCGTAACCTTCTGCCCGCGAGAGTCCGAAGCGTACCCGCTGCTCAGTTGTTCTGCGCCCTTGACGAGGTTGCGTAGAGCGATCGGGCCGCCCGCCCGTATGGCGTCCGCGGCTTTCATCCAGTTACCAGTCGCCACACCACTCACGAACCCGCCGACGTTGCTCATGGTGTCCTGCACCATCGAGTACGGCGCACCAGCTATCTCAGACAGCACGCGACCCTCCGTTGCATCAGCCGCGCCGATCCGCGTTCCCGGCAGCAAGCCGCCGGATACTCGTGTTGCGATGCCGACGCCTGTGATCTCATTGACCATACCGCGCATCACGGCATCAGATAAATCAACAACACCGATCATCTCCGAAGCGGACTTGATCACGTTGCGCATGGCCCGGCGACTGTTGAATGGCGAGCCGAAGATACGCTGCGAGATCACATCCACGAGGTTCAGTATCTCTTCCGCGAACGGCAGCCCCTGTACGCCGGCCATGGCGGTAAGCCCGAGGAGCATATACACCGCGCTCTTGGGACTCTGCTTGTACATCAGCGCGGCGGCTTCGATAACGAACAGCGGGAACGACTTGAACTGGAACATCAACGCGCCGACCGGGTTGTTCATGATGCCAGGGCGGTTATTCACGTTGTAGTTGTTCTGGGTAGCATCCACCATCTCGCTGGAGAACCGGAACAGTTCCTGCCCCGCAAGTGCCCCTTTGGTACCATCCGCCTTGGCGAAGTTCTTATCCGATGCGATCTTGTACGCCGCCATGAACGACGCGAGGCGGTTGGTCTGTTCAGCGACGCGGAACGGGGTCATCCATGCTTCCGCCGCGCGCTGCATGTTACGGCTCTTGGAGTACAGCGTACCTTGCGAGATGCCGAGCATCATGTGGATCTCGGTATCGAAGATATGATCTGCCGCCGCGACGATAGCTGCGCGCATCTCCTTGGTGATACCGGCGGCGTCGAGCTTGGCTGCGATCTCGGCATCCGGGTTCTTCATCCTGTCCATATCACGCAGGATGTTGTAATACTGCCATGAATCCTTCCATGCCTTCAGTGATGTCGTAGTGGCGTTCAGGTAATCTGTGTGAATGGACAGCCGCGGTACCAGCAGCATGGGGATCGACAGCGTATTCACTGCGGCGCCGGACAGCGAGCCGCCGATGAAGTACATCACCCCGGCGGTACGCAGCCTGGTCGCCCACTCGCCCTGCCGGTTCGGTACCAACGTCGTGTCGGCCATCGCGTTGGCGCGATCCTTATAGAACCCGGACTGCGGGCCGTCCTGCTCCCACAAGTTGTTCGGTACGCCGTCCTCGCGCTTGCCGAAGGACTCGCCTATCGTGATGACAGGCTCGCTCGTCACAGAGTCGACATCAGCCACAACCTCGGCCCCATCCAGCGCCGCATCGAGCACTGGCGCGAAGCGGGCGTAGGCGATCTCGCTCGTCGTATTGACACCGAACTCATGCAGGACACGCATGCCGTCGGTAGAGTACCCGGCCAGCCCTTCGCGGTGCATCATCTGGGTGCGTACCAGTGACTCGGTGTTGGTCATGGCAACGACCAGCCGCTCACGCTCGGCTTGCGAGATGTCAATACCCTGGCGGCGCAGGGTGCCGAGGAACTGCTCCAACGACACACCGGTATCGCGTTCGTTCTTGCTGCGACGGCCGAGTTCAACCTTCAGGGCTACGCCGGAACGCTCGATCTCCTTCGCGTAGATGGCAGCGGCTTCGTTCGCGGCGCTCTGGGAACTGAAGAACTCCAGGCTCGCCTTGGGGCGGGAACCGTCGGGGGTCTCCATGAACACAGCCACACTGTAGTCGCCGTAGCGGCGCAAGGGAACGTAGCCCTTATCAAGAAGGGCGTCCATCTGTTCCTGCCGACGGGCCAGCCACTTATCATACGCGCCCTCACTCGTGAGTTGCAGCTTGCGCGTTGCCTTCTGGCTCTCGAACTGGCGCTTCAACACACCGGCGATCATGCCAGTGGCTTGGTTGTAGAGCGCCGTCTGTGCGGTGGTCAGGGGGCGCAACAGTTCAGCAAGTTCCTGCGACGAAGCCGAGTACCCATTCACCGTGCGCTTGAGCATCACGTCGAACGTAGCCTTGCGGTCGGCGTCTGATGCCTTGTACCAGCCGGGGAGCTTTTCACGCACCAGTTGTTCGCTGAGTATTTTGCGATACCGACTGTAGGTGTTGAACGCCTGATAGACGTTCTTGAACCCCTTGGATGAGGCGGAGATGAAGTTCGGCGTGGACATCTGGTTCGTCCACCAGCGGCCCAGCCCGCCGGCGATGTCGTCCTTGGCGATGCCAAACAGTCGCGCCCACACATCGCGCGGGGCATCAGCCGTCTCGATGTACTTCGCCCACTGCTCGTTCGTCTGCATGGCTTCGAGTTGCCCCTCTTGGTAGAGGTTGGCCTTTTCGACGGCGGCTTTGGAGAACAGGGGCAGCCCGTTCGCCGCGTGTTCGGCCATGGTGGGGGTCAGGGTGAAGCCGGGTTGGGTGCTTGTGGTGTCCTTAGCCTTGACAATAGTTGCATCGCGCCCGCGAGAGCGTAAATCAGCGACTTCCAGTTCGGCAATTTCCAAGGTGCCCACACGATTTACAACGCGGTCTCCGACGCGAATCTCGTAGGGCCACACTTCGTCTGGGGCACCTACTTTTGCTGAGAAGTCTCCCTTTTGGTCGATGGATATTTCCTCCACCTTCCCCCCACCCAGTTTCTTCAACACATCATTGGCGACACTCGGGACGATCTTGTCGTAGTAGCCCTTCATACCTTCGCCGCCGACTTTGAGGTCGAGGCCTTCAAGCGTTCGGCTTTCACGGCCGCGGTAGGACTTGCCCTCGCCATCGATGATCTTCTGCGCCACCTCTTTGCCGACAACATCAGGAAGCTCGGCAGCAGAGAAAGTGCCGGGATTGTGACCGCCGCCATTGTTGTCTGTGAAAGCGATCTCGTACTTGTCGCCGCGCTTGATGTAGTCGATTTCCTTGATCTGCTTGCTCAAGTCATACCGTTCCGCCTGTTGCTCGCCCGTCGTCCAGGCGATCTTGTCGAAGCCGTTCTCTGCGGCGTAGCGGATCATCCGCTTCAGGGCCAGCGCGGTCCAGGCTTCGGTCTTGGTGACGAAGGGGGCGGCGGGTATTTTTCCTTCCTCCTTGGCTGCTGCGACTGCATAACTCTCTTTGTAGTATTTCCCCACTTCTTTACCTTGCGCGTCTCGCACCACCCATGCCGGGGCATTCTTTTCTATGCCGAGTGCTTCAGCCTCATGCGCAGCCCACCCGCCATCTTCGCGCTTCTCGATCTTGGTCTGTCCAGAAAAACCCTCCTTCCGCCCCTTCTGCGCCCAGTCGGATTGAAGTTCCTCAAGGAACAACACGCGCTTGCCCTCGGCATCAGTGCGCTCGTTGAAGCGGACATGGGCAAGAATGTTGGGCTGGTCGTAGTGGGAGGATTTGAATGCAGTCGTGTGAATACTGGATGCACCTCTGAATCGCGTATCCAGTTCGGTGAATCTAGCCTGTTTCTCCCTCATTAAAGGGTCTTCGGTACCGGCATACTGAAGGTATTCATGCAGGCTATCGCGCTCGGCCTTTTCGGTAGTAGTAAGCGGCTCGTTTTTGAATGGTAGAGTCAGAAGCAGTTCCCGGTAGTTCTCGCCGCCGGGGAGTTGGTAGGAGGAGAATTTGGTTTCGTTTCTTAGTGCGGCTGCATCGCGCGCTGTTAACTCACGAAGCCTAGCAATATCTGATTCTGATAATGTACTAAGGCCAGCGTCGTATTCTTCGCGGAGCATCCGTAATTCATCGGCTTCATTTGGCGGCAATGCAGCTTTTTCTCCGAGCCCCCCCAACACCACCTCCTGAACCTGCACCCCGTTCTCGCCAAGGAACGCCATAACCTGATCCTTGGTGACCTTGCCTTGCTGGAGGTCGAGCCAGTCGTTCAGCCCGGTGGCTTCAATTTCGGCCTGCTTGGCTGCGCCCTTGGCGATCAGTCCCTTGATCTGATCCTTCCAGCCTTGCGCGCTGGCCTGCTTGCTGACGATGCCTGCGACGGCTTCGGTCAGCATGGAGCGGTACCATCCTTGCTCACCTGCGCGCGACTCCATCGCCACACGTTCACCCGGATCAACCATCTGCCGTTCCGCGAACTGACCGCGATCCAGCGCAGTGAACACGTCCTCGATCGACTGGAACCCCAACCCCTTGACCGCGTTGCTGATGCGCTCGAAGAACTGCTGGAGCTTCTGCCAGATCCGTGCGAGGTGTCCTTCGGCTTTCAGCTCACCCCGACGCCAGAACTCGAAGCCGTAGGCCCGCGCTTCGGCCGACTTGCTCGTTACCTCATCGGTCACGTTGGTGCCGTTCTCGCGGTCGTACTGCTGGAGCTTGGCCTTCAGCGCCTCGAACAGCGGCTTGCCGGGCTTCATGGCGTTCTTGACAATCGCCTTCTCGGACGTTGACAATAGCCAGTCCTCTGCGAAGTGGTAGCCCTCATGGTCGGCGACGCTCAAGCCTTCCTTGGCGTTGAGCGCCATGCTGATCGCCGCCTTGTACGGGCCGACGCGGGTGTAGGAACCGATGGCGCCACCTGGCTCGGCGGAGAACGTCATCACTTTCAACTCAGGGCGATCGCCAATCAACTGTGCCAGGCGCGTGCGCAGGGCCATGCCCTTCTGGCGCATAACAGCACTATATGCGTCCATTGCGGCTGATTGCGCCTCTTGTGGAAGGGTTTCAAACTCTTCTTGCGTTAGGGCGGCGCGGGAAGTTCCTGCTGTCGACTGCTGCGTTCCCTCTACCATCTTGGTAATGTGGTCAATGACCTCGCCCTTCGCCGATGCGCCGAGCATGCCCTCTATGCGCTTTTTGACTTCCACCTGAATGAACGTAGGCCGTAGGTTGGCGGGCATCACGGCTGCCTCGCTCGTAATATCGGTGATGGCCTTGTCAATCTGCTCTGCGTGCGCGATCTTCTGCTTCTCTGGTATCTTCTTCGCAGCGATGACTTCGGCAAGATACCCGCGTAGGTCGGTCGCCAATGGGGCAGGGATTGCCGTAGCCCCCTTGCCTCTGTATCCGGTGATCTTCGCTTGGCTCGCGAGTGACTTCTTCAGCCCCGCTATGGTCTTGTCTGCCGCAGCGATGCCCTTCTCCTCAATCAACTTGACAAGCTCGTCTTCGGTTTGGTTGAGCGAGGTTACGCCTGTCTGGTCAATCAGCGCCCGGACCTCTCTGGCCTTCTTCCTCGCTATGCCCGGCTGCGCTGGAGTGGGGGCAGGCGCGGATGTCTGCAAGGCTTCGAGCCCGCCGACCGTATCAGTTGCTGGCGCAGTTACCCCACCAGTTTGTGTTTTGTTGGGTAACGCGCCCGCCGCGATACGCGCGCCTTCTACTGCGCGGGCTGTGGTTGTCTGCGTGCGTTCGGTTTTCTGCGCGTTGGCGGCGACCTCCGCTTGCTTGGCGTCAGCGGCCACTCCATACGATATCCCAATGCCAACCTGCTTCTCTGTCGTGCCATCAGGCTTCTTGACTTCAACGGTCGTGTTTGCCAAGCGCTGCTGGACTTCTTTTCCGTATGCTTCGAGCGCGGCCGGGTCGGTATGCGTGGCCAGGAACTCATCGCCTGATCTATGGAATGCGTTGATACCCATCTCCTGCGCAACCGCAGCCTTGACATCACCCACCGTGCGAAGTATCTGGTCGGCACCATCATGCCCATACTTCGTGTTGAGTGCCTTGAGTCCATCCACATCGCTGTAGAGTACCTGTGCATCAGGCGTCGCGGCGACTTGCTCATCGAACGCTCGTTTGTTCGGGAGCCCTGTCAGATCGCTCGTGTACGCCTTCTGCTGGAGTTCCGACAATGCCGTAGCCCGTTCCTCCGGCGTCATCGCCTCGAATCTTGTCCGCAAGTCCATATTAGTACGGCGTTCTGTAGGGGGTATTTGTTCAGAAGTACCGAGGGTTTGTACCGGTGCCGTACCTTGCATTTCGGCAGTCTGACTTCCAATCTGCGCGGTTAAATCGGCTACGGCGGTGCGGGCGGCGAATAGTTGGCCGCCTACATCCTCGATCTTGGCCTTCGCTTTTTTGACTTGCTCGGCCAATGCCTTCTTCTCTTTGGTAATCTCGCTCTTGGTGCGCCGCTGTCCGAGTTCCAGCTTAGACTCGGCATTCAGCGCCTCGCGCTTGGCGACGAGGGCATCGTGCTCCTGCTGTGCCTGCGCGACAGCCAGTTCGAGTGTGGCAAGGTTGGCCGTTGCGGCGGCGTGGCGGGCGGTGAGGTCGGCGTGGACGGCTTCCGGGGTGGGTGACACAGGTTCGGGCTGCACCTGTTCTGGGGCAGTAGCCACCGAAGAACTGATTTCAGGTGCGCGCTCTATGGGGGCCGTGGCCCCACGGAACCCGCCTACCGGCCCGCCTATCGCCGTGCCAGCAATGAGCCCGGTCAGCGTGGAGTTGATGTAATCTGACACGGCTTCCGGTCCGGTGAGATCCTTCCCAGCGGCGAGCCGCTCGATAAAGGTCTGTGTGAGTTCTTGCGCGCCTTCCGCCCCACCAACCTTGGCACCTGTGGTTACGGCTCCGCGCGCGGCGGCGCCCAACGCTGCCTTCGTACCAGCCTTGCGGGTCACTGCTCCGGCGGCGGGCATGAGTGCGCGCACGGCGGTAGGTAAGGTGAGGAAATCGATCGCTGCTGCGCCTGCGCCACCGGCAACTGAACGCAGTGCGGGGTTCTCCACACCCGTTTCGAGCGCTTCAGGATAGATGCTACCTGCTTCAATGGCAAAATCAGGCGCGACAGCACCGACCAGCGCGCCAGTCTTGACTGCGGGGGCAGTCGCTCCGAGGGCACGGGCTGCGAGTGTGGCTGCTGTCTTCCGTGCAGCCAAGGCACCAACTCCTGCGCCAACGCCGCCACCAACCGCCATGGTTGCAAGCGATGGACCAGCGGAGCCTGCACTATATTTGAGAAACTCTCCCAGCCGGGTAGGGTCGGCTACCACATCTTCATAGGTGATCGCACCTTGGGCGGCGATCTCGTTCTGCGCCGCGACGTTCTCTAGCGCGGCCTGTTCGAGGCCAGTAGCGATCTGCGCAGCGGGCGCAGGGAGGACATTCGCGGCGCCGCGGGCGGCCAACGCACCGAAGCCATAGGCGGCAGACTTGACCCCGGCCGTTCCAGCCTTGACGCCTCGCTTGAAGGGGCCTGGCGGTTCTGGCGGTGGGGGGCCATATGTCACAGCAGGAAGTAGATCAAGCCCCTCGGCCGGGCCGGCAGGAGCAGTTCCGCTTATAGCTTGGCGTAGATCGAGCCCCACATCAGGAGCGGTCTGTGTGGCCATAAATTAGTCCGTTACCGTTATGCCTTGTTCTGCCGCCATAGATCGAAGTTGCGCCGGCGTCAGTGTCTGTCCCTTTGACTTTGCATAGGTCTGGAGTTCCGCAATCGTCGCGCGTGGTAATTGTTTGATTGGCACTTGGGCCAGTTTGCCAGCTTGAGCACCCACTCCATATCCGGCCTTCATATCTGTAGGTTGGAGATATTGGGGAAATGTCATCTTCTCCTCGGCAGGTGCTGCCAATTTCGACAGTATCAACCGGCGCTTCTCTGGGTCTTTTTCCGCCGCTGCCAAGCGGTTCAGCTCGTTAAGGTTCGCGGTCTCGGCCTGCGTCTTCAGGAACTCTGGCATGGCCAGCTCGGTCTCTCGCGCAGCCTTCTCTTGGCCTGCGAGGCGTTTCTGATTCATAGCGGCACCGAAGAAGGAGGCGAGCGACCCCGGTGCCGCGCGGTTGACGAACTGTTCTGGCCGGGCGCCGGGGCCGGTTGCTGCCGGCGCTACTGGGGTAGATAGCGCCTGAAGGTTCTGCGCACCCATGGCTTCCTCTTCCGGCTGGATTGGGTACACATTATCGATGAGTTTCGTAGGCGGCGCAGCAGGGGCAACCGGTGCAGATGAGACGCGTTCATAGGGCGATCTAGGATCAAGCCCGAGCGCGCCTTTCGCCGTGCTTATGAGCTTCTCGCCGCCAAAGTACCCCGCTGCGCCACCCACAAAGGCGCCGGCGGGGAGGGTGAACGCTGTGGCTGGCGTACCGAACCCTAGCATTGTGCCAACCTTGGCGCCAAGGGTCGCACCGATCCCCGCAGATGCGAGCTTGCCTGCCCCTGTAGCAGTTTGTTCCGCCACATCAGCCCCGCTCGCGTTCGGGTCGAGCGCAACCGCGCCCACTTTTCCTGCCTCAATGATCGGGGCCGCAGCAGTAGCGACCCGGCCTGTAGCACCTAATACTTTCCCCGCAGTGGGGGATATATTGGGCAGCGATATCTTTTTGCCTGGCGATGCCCACCAGTTAGCCGCGCCTGTGCCGGGGGCCTTGGGTGCGGTCTTGCCCAGCCCAGTCAGCATCGCGGCCTTGCGCCGGGCTTCTATGTCAGCGATAGCCGCAGAAGTCTTGGGGCCGAATCTTGAGGCGGACTGGGGGATGGCGCTTCCTGCGCCTCGGCTCCACGCTTCAATGTCGGCTACTGATATGGGTGTCGCCATGATTGTTCCTTTATGCAGATGTCGTCGAAACCGACAACGTATTGATCGTGGACATCAGCGCGGTGAGGATCGCGTAGAACTTCTCACTTGCGTAGTGTGTGCCTTCGGTCTTGAACTTGAGTGCTTCGACCGTGGCAGCGAGCTTCGCCTTCGCAGTCTCGATCGCCAAATTACTAATCTGGATGTTCTGTTGCGTCGTTGATTTGATCACTTCTTGTTGGAGACCGGCCTTGCCGAGTGCGCCGTCATTCAGCATCCGAACCCCGCCGACTGCGGCGTTGTAATAATCGACCTGTAACCGCCCGGACTGAACCTGGCGATCCACATCAGCCTTGTACTGTTCCAACTGGCCTTGATATGTCGCGAGCTGCACGCGGGCTTGCTCAGTCTCGGACTGGAGCCTACCGAGCTGGATATCAGATTTGATCTTGGCCGCGTCAGTTTGGCCGACGAACGCACGAACCTGTGCTTCAAACGCTTGCACTTTGGCGGTCTCGCCTTCGATCTGCGAACGGTACATGCCGAACTCGGCGACCTTGCCTTGCACTTGTGAAGTGTAGGCATCTACTTGCGCACGGAAGGCTTCGAGCTTGGTACGCTCGATGTTGGCCTGTATCTGTGCAGCTTCCATCTTAACCTTGAAGATGTCGACAGAAACCTCGATGCCCTTCAGTTGGGCGAGGTAGGTATCGACCAGCGTCTTCTGCATCTGTGACTCGACGTTCTTGGCCTCGACCTCGGTGCGATAAATCTCAGCCTTGGCCAGTTCGCCTCGGATGCGGTCGGCGAAGGCTTCGGCCTCCGCGCGGTACGCCGACACGCGGGCGGTGTAGCGGGCAACCAGCGCGTTGAATATGGTGACAGACATCTCCACCGTCAGGCGGGCCACGTTGAGCGCGCGTTCCTGCACGGAGTTGTGGAAGTTGATCAGGACTGTTTCCAGATCCTTGACTTCGCGGATCGTGAATTGCCGGTTCTCGACGTAGAGTTTGCTGCGCTCCAGGGTGATATCGCGCGACGCCGCCGATACCTTATTCTGCATATCCTGATAGGCGCTATCCACAAAAAGAGATAATTCCCCCGGCGGGAGCGGGAACCCACGCGCGGCCATAGCACGGCCAGCGTCATCGATGCGCGACATCATGACCTCGATCTCGCGGTCGCGTGTCCGGTTGAACAGCGCGATCTCGTCGGCAGTCTCGATGCCATATCCGCCGTTAGTCAAGTTATCCAACAGCTTCGCTTTCAGGGGGTCGAGCAGCGTGGAGGAGTATGCGGCTTCGGCGAACGTGAACTGCGCGGTAGGCGCGGTCAGGTCATCGGTCGGGAGCGAAGAAGTGAAGGTCGGTAAGTCGATCGACGGCGGGGTAGGCAGTGACAACGCGGCGAAAGTCGGCACCGTCGGGAGATTCACCAGCGGGGCGGTCGGGATGTCAGGAGAGTCAAATGCGGGTGCCGCGCCGGGCGAAGCTGGGAGCGCGGAACTGGGGGCTGTCGGGAATGCAAGTGTCGGTGCAACAGCGGTCAAATCAGGAGCTGTGACATCCGTGATAGTGGAGAAGGACGCCGTGGGGGCGGACGGCGGCGCGGCTGATACAACTGTGACATTCGGGGTGAATCCAGGGAGATATGTCGGGAATGATACTTCGGGGACAGATGCGTAGTCGTACCCATCCGCCAAAATGTTATCGATATTGAACCCGTCGGAGAACTCGACATTCGTGATCGACAGCAAGGAATCGAGATACCCTTGCGCTTGGGCCGTAAAGTCCGAGACCGTCGCCTGTTGCGCATCAAGATCGTCAGCAAATGCCATATCACAAAGCTCCTTTGGCCTATATACTTATTGTATCACGTACCTGCGATCCTGTAGGGGGTAAGAAAGATGGGTGCGCTATAAATCACTCCATCCGTGTATACCCCCTTCAGCGCAATCGGGAATGGGTCGCCCGCCTGTTGCCATACTTCGGGGGCCGCAGGCTGCTGTAGCATGCCGTCCCCCCACTTGTACGGCCATGACGCGCCGAACAAAACCTTATCGGTACTGAGCACGTCGGGCGAAATGTCGTATTTGTATATCCTCTCGAACCCCGTTTCACTGCGTGGAGCCAATGGGAGTTTGGTGGTCGCCCCCCCATGCGAGGGCACGAGCGGGTACGAGGCTACGCCGAGCTGCAACAACTCAGGGAGGTCATTTGCCAGATACGATGCCAAGTCCGCGCCGCTCAATGCCGGGTCGTACCCATAGGAAAACGATACAGGCGCCATATCTATTGTGGCCTTAACGTTCAGCACCTGTGTTGGATCATTTGGCTCAGTGATAATCTCCGTACCCCCAGCATCCGTGACGTGCCCGACATATAGCCTGCGCCCGAGGTTCGTATCCCATGTGAATGGCTTTTCGCTGGCAAGACTAAGTATGGGCCAGCGGGGGTCGATGTACAGCGGCTCGCTGTTCACTGGTAATACTGTTACTTCAAATGTACTATAACTAGGCTGCCCTAGCCCGCCTGACTCACTAGCGCTCGCGTCATAATACTCAGCCTCTTCACCCGCCGCGCCATTCAGCACATAATGCTGCTTAACGGTGGCCGAATCAGTGCTTACTGTCTGGAACCCTGATTCGCTTGTAGTAGTATAGTACCCCTGGTCAAATGTGACTGAACCAGGCTGGTCATACCAATATCGCAAGTCTAGCCCGTTATAGGTGAGTATCGATAGATTTGGTGGGGCATGAATAATGTCGAATTGAAGGTAGGTAACATCGGGGAAAGGAAGGTGACACTCGCAGATTTTTTCGCCCTGGTACCCTACCCGTCTAGTTTTCTGGATTGAATGTATCCAATAGAAGAATATGCTGAACCCCCGGTCGTCCCCATATAATAGCTCCCCGAATCCCGGCCCCCATCCAGCGACTCTTCCGATGTTCGTCTCTGTCACCACGCTCGTGGGCGGACTGTTGGGGTAATAGGTTATTACCGTCTCTGTGAGCACGCAATCGGTACTTAGCCCATGTGCTATATACCATGCAACATCGGCTGCGTATTGTGCTTCGGCACTCCCGCCGCTATAAATACTATTGGTTGTGCTGTATGAACGGTCGGCTTTCGGCAGCGATGTATAGTACCCTGTGATGTATCGGTGGGCGTTTATATACTTCGCGTTAACTGGGGCGGACATTGTCGTCGTGTGTCTATGCGCCACGCGAACGGATCGCGCGGAACACAACGTACTATCACTTGCCCAGTCTACGCAGGGCAACAAGTCACTGTACGTTTTCTCTGTGGTATTTGTCGTCGAAGTTCCGGGTTCGGGGGATGTGAAGTCCTGCTTCTCCCCATACCAATCCTGGATGTACGATTCGTTGTAACTCCATGCGGTCTGGGTACCGCTCGGTTCTTTGAACAGCCGCGTGGCGCCCACTGTCGTGGTGGATACTGGAATGAGCATGGGTTCCGCTGGACCGCTGACCGTCGTTGTCGTCTGCTGCGTAAATGATGGTTCTGCGCCTGCATCGGTACTACGCACCAGCACGAGTGTAACTGGTGATGTGGGTGTTGCCGCAGGGATATCCACGGTGAATGCGCCATTCCAGCGATGCTCGCTTGATGGGTGATTTACTGTCGGCTCGGGTGCGTCATCCGTACTGGTGACTCCATACATCACCAGCTGCGCACCATCAGGGCTGAATTTTCCATAACACGCGTAGGCGGGCGGGGCTGGAGGCGGAACCCCGCCTTCCTCTGCGATCAGGAACCCGCTGATCTGTGCCCCGCCAAACCATGTCGCGACGCCCGTAGGGAGCACCAACGGGCAACTAATGAGACTCGGAGCAGCGGGGTTCGCTGGATTCCCTGCGTCCCGATTCGCTCCTGTTGGGAAGCTCCTGAACCGCAACACAAGATTGCTGATCGCGTATCCGCCGCCTGCCGCCAACACATCCCCCCACAGGCTGATCAGCACGCGCAATGGCACGCCCGCATGGTCAGGTTCATGCCGCACCATATTACACAGTGCGGGTACATTGTCTGCGAGTAGCGATCCATTCACCCAAACGCCGTATGCCAGCTTCACCCCGCTGATGCCGAGCGCGCCCGCTGCCGATCCGCCATCTATAGCACTCTGGTAGGCGTAGGGGGTGGTGCCCGCCAGTACCGCTGACTGTGCAGGAGGCGTAGTACATTCCGCCCCCTCTCCGGCCCATGTCGGCGGCGAAGCAGATGGGCCAAACAGGTCCAGCCAATATTGCGCGCTGGTGGCGTATCGTCCCCCCTGCCACCAACTCACAACAGTCGCTCCGTCCGCGCTCTGCCAGCTAGTATCACCTGGGTGGTCTTCTAGCTTATAGGCCCCTGGATGGATCGCCGCTATTGTGGGGGTGTCTGCGGAACTCGCCCGATACATATTCGCGCCTGGCTTCTCAGCTACCGTCTCAGGGTCTCGGTTGGTAACCAGGGCTGCGGCCTCAGGCGACCCCAATGTTATCGCTGCGGGCGGATCACCGACAGCCTCAGCATCGGACATCACGAACCCCATCGACAGTTGCGCATATTCTGCCGGCACGGTAGCCAGTGCGATGCTGCTAGTGTCGAGTACAGTCTTGGAATCCCCATCCTTGGTGATGATGAAATTTATTATGTAATTCGGGTCTATTATAGATTTGGCTACGCGAAACAGTTTCTTGTATCTCGCCAGTCGATCAGCCATCTTTGTGCTGCCGTGAGCGATAAGTGCAGCAGCCATGTGTTGTGCGCTGCGCAATACGAATTTTATGCGCATATGCTACATCACCCGGCGGCGGAGACTGCTCACTTGAACGAGGATGTCGTTTATGTCGAAGTCCGCGCCATCGACATTGGTAACCGTGAACTGCCACAGCCTACTGCGCGGGCCTTTGCCGATTGGCACGCGCCTCTGCTGGATACCCGTGACCCCATTGTAGGGGAGCGCGTAAGTGCGCGTGCCGCCCTCGGTAGTGATGGTCGAGAAGTGCAGATCACCGGTAGTCTTACACCCAACATAGATGCGCGGTACGCGCTTGTGGAAGGAAGACTCGAAGCTGTCTTGTCCGGTCGTGATCGTGGCATCGATCGCGGTGCTGTTGTCCGCATTTTGTGTGCCTAGTTCGGACACTCCTGCTGCACTGGCACCCAAGACCTTACCATTGAAGACTGCGTAACTATTGAACTCAAAGTTGTCATATTCGGTAAGCGCCCCCTTGCGCAAATTCAACGCCCACGTCCGGTATGCAGCCGCGAGCGCGGACTGCAACACCGCGTTGATCTGTGGCACCGGCGCAGTGCATGCGAACGTGATGGTGTAGGCAGGATGGCCGCTCGCCTCCATGATGGGCGTGGCAGCCTGGGCGAGCATTGTCGCGACTTCGCCGGTCAGTATCTGAGCATCGAGTACAGGGGGTCTAGCAGCAAGAACTGCTTCAAATATCCGTCCGGCGGCGAGTGCGGCGCTGAGTTGCGGCAGCGCGGCAGTGTTGGCTGCGGTGATGACCGCCGGATTGTCAGTGGTTGCGGAGAGTATCGGGGTCGTGGCCCCGGCAGTCACCGTGATTATACTCCCGGCATATGCGACTGCGTTCATGATAGGTATTGGTGCCGACAACATCATGTCCTTGGTGCCGATTTCGAGCGTCGGCATGGGGGCCGACTCGGCGAACGTGATTACTTCGCCCGCGCTGCCCGCTGACGCCATTGTAGGCGGCGGCGCAGATATGGCTACAGGGAATACGTTCTCCAAGAATTCCGCCGCCAGTACGGGGGGCAGGAGACGTATCGCGGCGATCCCTACTTGCCCCAACAACACAGAAAACGCCGTCGCGGGGATGGGGGCGGTTGCCGCTACGCTCCCTGTTTCCCCCGTGAGTCCGGCGATGGATGTTGTCGGGGTGGGGAATGTGAGCGCTACTTCAGGGTCCAGCAGCGGGGTCGCTTCGGCGGTAGGCGCCAGGAAAGGGGCGGCGTACCGCGCGGTACCTTTGGTGATGCGCAGATCATCTATCCATCCAGGGAAGTAATACTCGGCGCCTGAAACAGTCCAGCCGCCGACTGTGACTGCATTCGCATTATCCGCCGCAGTCTGCGCCAGTGCTGTCAGTGCGGTAACAGGAACGCCATTCACAAACAAAACAGTGCTACCTGCGGTTCTAACCCATGCGAGGTGGTACCACGTATTCAGCGCGAACGCGTAGCTGCCGGTGACATAGTTCCACTGCGTATCGTAAATGCCTAGCCCGACAGTCGTCCACGACGAAGCCGTCCCCTGTACGAATGCTTGCCAGGACGCGGACTTGCTGACTATGTTACCAATGTAGGCCCCGCTGAAATCCGCAGAATACCCACTCAGACGAATCTGCGCTTCTATCGTGAAATCGTCCGCACCAAACTCGAACTCGTTGGAGTCGGCAATAGATAGATAGTCACCCGCGCCATCAAACAGACCACTCGCGGTGCCGAATTTCTTCTGTGCGGTATCAACCTGTGCATTACCACTCGGGGTGACTGTATGCTGTTCAACATCGGAGAACGTCGTACTCGCATCCGTACCATTCATGTTCAGCAGGAGCACAGTTCCTGCAACAGGGTGCGCTTCAGTCGGCACAGAGAACGCCGCGGTGTACCGCCCTACCCCTTTAGTAATGCGGACATCGTCGATATACCCATTGAAATATGATATTGGGTCGTCAGTCGCTCCGACGCGGAGCGTAGCGGTGCCTACGAAGCAGTTTGTAGTGTTGGCGGCCGATGCTGCCACTGCCCCATCAATGAATAGATATATCGTGCCCGCCGAACGTGATGCTGCAATGTGATACCAAACGCCCAATGTGGGCTGCCATGTGGCCTCAACCGCGACTGTGGTACTCCCGGATGTACCTGCTGTCGATAGCGGCACCCGCAGGGAATACACGCCTGCCTGATTGATCAGACTGATGCCCCACGAACGCTGGTCCGCTGCCAGATTGTACCTATTGACGAGATACATAGAGTTTCCGGCTGTCGGCAAGGCCGCGAAGTTAACCCATGCCTCAACCGTGAAATCCCCGGCGCCGAACTGGAAGTCAGCATGATTCGCTGTTGTGAGCGAGCTGGACCCATTAAAGTATCCACTGGCTGTGCCGAATTTCTTTGTGGCGGTCTTCGTTACTGTTGTTCCACTGCGCGTGACAGATTTCGCCCGCGCCGAATCCGTGAATGTTGTGCCATCGTCCCCACCGTCGAGAGGTAAGAGTAATCCCGTTGCGCCTAAGTATGGGTCAAAAACTGGCATGATCTAATTCCTCGCAGTCAAATATAAACGGGGCACATATGCTCGATACGTGCCCCGCAAGAACAGGCCCATACCGGGCATATGTTCAATTCATTACGCAGCCGGCACCGTGAAGCTGAACGTGCTTAGCGTCTGGGTCGCACCGCTGGTGATGGTTGTTGAGCTCATGTTCATGTTGGCACCAGAGGTCGCGATGTTACCATCCATGCGCAAGAACACCGCGCTGGAATCCAGCGACCCCGCATCAGCCACGGACCCCTTATATCTGAACCAGCCTGCCGTGCCGGTGGCAACCGCCACGCCCGACCACGTCTGCGTCGAGTCCTTGGTGATTACACCGGCAGCGGCGTTGTAGTCGAGCCGCAGTCCATTCACCGCAGCCACTCCGACAACCGACCCGCCGGTACCTGAGCCGAACGTCGTGCTGGTCACCGCGGTCGTGGTTGTGGTGGAAGTGAACGTGAGCGTCCCGCCATTCAGCGTGGTGCCGAAGCCTGGATGCGCAGTCAGGGTAATCACCCCACTCGCGCCGGTCGAAGATGCTACAACCAGCTTGTTTGCGGGGTTGCGGTTGATCTTGAGCGCGACAGCCGTGGCCATCGTATTGTTGTCGCCCGTATGGGTAACTGCACCACCGAGGATGTCGATCCCCATCAGCGTGCAGGTGTCGACCGTTCCACTCGTGGTGCCAGAGATAGTCAGAACCCCTGTGCCCCGCACCTCATCGGTCTTGGCTCCCGCGCTGGAGGTGATGGTAGCGAGCAGCGTGCCGGTAACAGCGAGGTCCGGCGTAGCGGGCTGCGTTCCAGTGTAAATTTCGATAGCCCCGTCGTCGAGACAATCCTTCCACGACCCGTTAGCGGCGACTGCATTCTGAAGTGCTGGAGAGAAACGAAGGGCCATGATTGTTACTCCTTAAAAGATATGTTTTGGGGTACTACTCCATTGTATCACGCAGCGACATTACCGGCGGTCTCTGCGCCTTGCATTGTCACGAGAAACTGTGTTATCCCGCGATGCCGCCGGACGATCGATGCCCCGGTGTCCATCGATGGGTATGCGAACCTGGATTCCGTTGCGTTCATCAGCCGCCCGCCAGGGAAGCCGACGCACAGCCCACGTTTCGATGCGAACAGTGCAGCAATCTCGCCAGTGCCCTGGCCGTCACCGACAACTCCGGCGTCCGCGAACCAGAGCGTTCCCGGTATCACACCGTAGTCAGCCGCAGGCTTATAGTCCCATGTTTCCGGGGTATCCCCCGCAAGCCAACCAATCTGCCCATCAAGCCCGATCCACACGCCGCCCTTGACCGGCGCGACCATGGTGATGCGCCCGAGGAACGGCAACGCCTTGCGGTAATCGAACAGTTCAGGCGCGTAGGGTTCGCTTGGGTACAGCCGTGAGTCCTTGGCGACCAGCATGTACCCGTTCTGGTACGCGATGTGATCGCCGGTGGGCGGCGGCTGGAGGAACTGGGTCAGCAGCGGGGATGCCCCCATTCGCTGTTCGCGAATCACGAATGTTGTGTCTGCGTTCAGGATCACCCCAACGCGGTAGAGGGTCTCGCCGCCGGTCGGCGACACATAAATGACCTTGTGGGCCACGTCTATGTCGGACGACACGGGAATCGCGGATAGGGCGATGCCGCCGGTGGCGGCGAGGGTGATGGTTCCTGCGCGCCCGGTCCCGCTCTCCTGGCCGTCTTCGCGTAGATAAGTTACGGCGTATTGGTACTCGCCGGCAGGGAGCGTGCCGCCGGTGGTGGTCGCAACCGGGACACCCGGCACAGCGAGCCCCCACGAATGGTCGGCGGCATCGCGGACACATCCCTTCTCTACCCCATTGGAATAGAACACGCGATCTCCTACGGCGGCGTAGGAGAGGCGGCGGGCGGCGGTCAGCCCGGTACGCAGGATGATGGTGCTATAGTCCGGCAGGACTTGCTTGAGGGCATTGCTGCCGACACCAAGGCAGATGGAACCAGAGGCCCACAGCGCCCGATCTATGGCTGAAGTCACTGGGGCGCTATATCCTTTCCTACGGCTGATCGCTAGGCTGTCATCGATATCAACGTTCAGGGCCGCAACGAGATCCTCGCGGCCGAAGTTATCGGCTGTGACGTTGTTGCGCAGCCCGAGGAACTGGTCGAATACTTCCAGTCCTTCTTTCGGGTCGACAGAGGCGGCATACATTACCACACCGCCGCAGTTGAACTGGAAAACTCCCAGCGGTTGCTACCCATCTCAGCGCGGATGCGCTCTTGGCGAGCCTGGCGCACGACTTCATCGAAGGCAGCGAGTAGGCGGCGCCCTTCTACTTTCTGGTCCGCGTCCACCAAAGGAAGCGTAAGTGCCTTACCTGCGGCAAACTCGCAGATCGCGACGTGAAATTCATCTCCTACTTCCGGCGCGCCGTCGGGGGTATCCACTGAAAGATAAGTGATTGGTTTGCGCGCAACCTTGAGCGAAACCTTGAGGCCGTTCTGTGTTGAGGTAGGCGGCGGGAACACGCGCAAGGTTCGCGTGCCCGCGTCGGTAGCGAACGCCAGCGGGGCGCCAGATAACGTTGCTGACCCGCCAGCTAGGCTCGCTCGCGTCCCGAGTTCGACTGCATTGAAGGCATCGGCCGGGTATGGGGTTACGAGGCTTGTGTCGCGAATCTGCGCATCGTCCGCGCGGCCGAGGACAGCAGTCTGGGTTGAAGGTGTGGCATCAAACACGCGGAGGATTGAGGCATGCAGCGGGTAGAGTATCTTCCCTGTAGCGAGCGTGATCACGCCAGATGGCGCGACTCCATATTCGATGATGGCCCAACTTCTCCGACAAAGGATGTTCTGGGCCTCATTGAACATGCGGGTGAGATATTCATCCGACCACAAGTTATCTGAGTCGCCCTCGATCAATTCGGTACGGTCGTCAAGGAACTGACCCGCCGTGTATTCCAGCATCTCCGCGAGATTCACGGCGGACTCCTTACGCCGCTTGCGCGGTCTCGCGTTGTGCCTTCTCGATCTGTTGGGCCTGAAACGCCTTGTACTCGGCAGTCGTCGCCTTGCGGATGAAGTTGTATGGCGCGCGGTGGGCGGGCCGGGTGACGTATCCGCCCTGGCTCTGCACAGTGACGGCTTCGACCATAAGATCGAGGCAATCGACCACGAACGCATGCGGGAGAATGACCTCCACATCGCGAGGCACCTTGATAACAAGGCCGTTCAGTGACAGCGGCACGTAAGACAAGTCCTGTTTGTTCTGGCCGCGGAAGATGCGGATCACATCATAGTCCTCGGGGAATCCGCGCGTGTCGGTGGCGAGATCAACTTCATCGCCGGAGATGACATTCAGGCGTTTTTGCCGGGCCTCGGCGAGCAGCTTGGCGAATACAGCGTCTTCATCAAACTCCTGCGCAGCTTGGAGCGCGGCTTTCTCGCGCAAGCGAGCGAAGCGCTGGGCATCAGTTTCGTCGGTGGCGGGAACAGAAAATGCGTTGTTGTCTTGGCTCATGATATATTCCTTTTAGATATGTTGTGGGAGGTACTTGCTAATCCTTCTCCGATGCGTCTGCGGCCTCCGCAAACGCTTCGTCATACGTCGATTGCGGCAAATTCTTGAGCGCGGGCTTGATCAGGGCAATCACATCGTCCACGGTCTTGGCCATGTACTCTTTCTCGTAATCGCCTTGATATGGCATCGAAGTGCAGCAGCCGGGGTCTTTGGCCTTGGCTTTCTTCGCCGCGGCCTCCGCCTTATTCATGGCTTCGATATCTGGGATACATACTGTGTACCCATTTTCGAGAACCTCCACCTCGATGCGTACCTTCATGATCAGCCTTCAGCAACCCATACAATGGTGTCGTTGTCGGTCATGATGCCACTATCAACGGTAACCGTGACCACGCCGCTCGCGCTGGTGTCGGCGGTGCCGCCAGCCTGGCTGACCGATCCACCGGTGCCGGTGCGAATGGCCACAACCACCTTATCGTCGGTTTCGAGTGTCTTGTCACCATTGGCCGCGGTCTCCAGGTAGTCGCCGGAGTTCATACCGGAGAACCATTCCTGAGTGATGCGGTCGGTCACGTTGATGATCTTGAAATACTTCGGCACGAAGCCGAGGGTCAGCGTAATAACGCCGGCAGCCATCGTACTGTTGGTCGTGGTTGATACATCGCTCGCGGCGGTATAGGTGCCGCTGAAGATGCCCTGGGCGTACTGGCGGGGGCCGGTATCGCGGTTGTAAGCTACGGTCGGTGCGGTCATGTGAGGCTCCTTGAAATGAGTTCAGTACGAGGGGCCGAAGCCCCCCGCGAGGGTTATTACAGCGTCACTGCGCAATGCAAACGGTATAGCCAAAGGTCATTAAGTATGACACTGGTCTGCGCGACCTTCCAGCCGAGCGTGCCACGCTGGTTCAGCGGGTCGCCGGTACCCGAGCTGCCGGGGTTATGGGCGATCAATGACATCGCGTTCGACCCCTTGAGCGGAACGATGCCGTAGGCGTCCTTGGAGATGTACAGGACCGAGTACACATCCGCGAACCCACCGGTATTGCGCATCGTGGTGCTGGCACCGCCATACACGCCCGTGGAACCGAGGAACGGCGTGAACAGGACGCTACGACAGTAACGCACATCCTCGACCGAGCCATGCTCGCCGGGGAACAGTTTGGCCTGCCCAGCGTACTGCTTGGCGGGGATGTAGCCCTGCATGTTGCGGATGTCGTTGGTCACATCAGGGTGATGGATCGCGACGAATCCGGCTTCGACCGGCTCGGTGCGGTAGTTTGCACTCGAAGACACGACCTCGCTGATGTAGTGCGCGCGTTGGCGCAACATCGCGGCGGTAGCCGTGCGTTGGGCGGACAGGTTGATCGGGGTGTTGACCGTGGTGATCCCGCCGTTGGTGTAGCCGACCTGCGAGCCGGCCTTGATCACATTCCAGCGAAGGGTTTCGACGGTCTCAGCGGCCTGCTGAACGCACAAGGAGCCGTACTCCTGGAGGATCGGATCTTCGTGGGTGTCCATCATGAATCCGGAGTAGGGGATGAAGTCGCCGAACTCTTCCAGGGTGGCGGTGTAATCGGTGATCGTCGGCTTGGTGCCAGACGGGGTCACACCTTCAACCAGGGCGGTCGTGGCCAGCGGCAACGCTTCATACCGGCGGAACTTGGCGACCTTGGTCGACTTGGTCGGCAGCGGGAAAGCCTGTCCGAACTTCTCCAGAATCATTTCGGCGTCATGGCGCTTCAGAAGCGGGGCCATGGCGTAGGCGGCAGTACGCGGCGAGATGTCGCCGTAGGTTTGGATTGCGGTGGTCATGTGAAAGCTCCTTTGCTCGTTAAAAGACTACGTTACTTCGTTCTTTGTTGCCGTAGCCGCCCCCATCTTTGGGGGGCAAGCAAAGCAGTGTTCAAATCCTATTACGGTCCAGACAGCCCAACAGTGCCGACGTTCGCTACGATCGTGCCGTTGCCGGCGGAGTCGAAGACAACAACCAGCGCGTCATTGATATCAGCGAAGGTCGCGATGGTGTTCGTGCCATTCCATGTGCCAGCAGTCAGCGTGACGGTATGATCCTGCCCACCAGCGGGCTCCGTGATCGCCTTTACAGTGAACAGCCCCTGATGGGCGTTCGCGTTCGCAATTGTGGCAGTGATGGCTGCAGCAGCGTTGTCGAGCTGGAGGTACTTCGTGGTCGTGGCCACCACGCCAGCGCCGCCGGCGGTGAGTGTTTGTGTATTCGCTGACACATCGGCGGCGTAGTTCAGCTCCGCGGGGGTCGCGGTAACTTGAGCTTCAGATCCGCTGGCCCCGACCCACAATTGCGTGACCTTGGACACCCCGGTATTCACGTTAGCGTCGGCGACGACGGCCTTGTTCGCGGCCTGTGTGCCATTTGTGATGCCATCCAGTTTCTCCAGATCAGCCTCAGCCATGTCAGCCGATCCGATAATGAAACTGCCGACCGCAGTAACCGAGCCACCGAACGTAACCGCACCATCGGTTCCGAGGATCGCGGCCTTGCCGGTCGTGTTGTTGGCGGCAGTAGCCCCGTCCAGCACATCGAGTTCGGCTTGCGATGCGGAGGTCGCCGTGCCGGTTAGATTCGCAGCGGCCACGTACCAATGCCCGGCGGCGTCGCAGTAGTACGCGGCGCGAGACCCAGCAGCCTGACTGAATGAAGCGCCAGCAGTGATCGCGTTGATCTGATCGCCAGCGAGTTCAGGGAACACGATAAGGGTCTGGTTCGAGACGGTGTTGACGACCTCGACCATGGAGTCCAGCTCCGCTTTCGGCAGCCGAACCGCCTTCGTGCCATTCGCGGCGGTGACGACATTGCGGCCATATTTCAGCGGTGCGGCATCAGAGATCAGCGACCCAGTCGCGGCGACAGTATCGACTTTGATGAAGTCGAACAGAAGCCGTTTGACAGCGAAATCGATAAGCGACGCAGCAACTCCGAATCTCGACATAATGCTCATGACAATACTCCTTGGTCAGATAAATTGTGCGTCACCGTATGGATACCCATATGAATAGTATTACACTTTTTTGATTATTGTGCAACTTTCTTCATCGCGCTGCAGCTTCCGCGAATGCGGCGTCGAAATCGTTAGGATCTGGAGTGCCCTTCGGCAGCACAGCGGCCCGGCGCGAACTGACGGGGGTCAGATCATCTGCGCCGGCTGCCGGGGCGGGCTTCAGGGCGGGGGTCGGGGTGGGGGGCGGAGTAATCATTCCAGTAGCCTTTTTGTAATCATTCACCAGGGCAATCACGTCCTGTGTCGTCCCTTGATCATACACCGCTTGTGCGCCGGCCTGTGCATATGACGGCAGCGTCTTGATCCATGCGGGCACTTTGGCAATCACTGTGTCATAGTCAGCGTGCGCGGCGTGCAGCGCGGCGACATGCTGCTCGATCGCCGATGCGGTCACCGTCTGTTCGACCGGCGACATGCGGCCTTCAACATGCTGTAGCAGGTTCTGCACCGCTTTATATACGCGGGCATTGATGTCACGATCGACTGACTTGAGCCGTGCCTCGACGGCTAGGGCTTCGCTGGGAAAGTCCTTCTTGAACTGCGCGAGCGCTGCGGTTTCTTCCTCACTTGGCTGATACGGAGCGATGCTCGCTTCGAGTTCTTCCCGTGCGGCCTTGGCTTCGGGGGTTTCTACCGACGCGGCGGGTTCGGTCTTGCCCTCGGGTTCGGTCTTGCCCTCGGGTTCGGTCTTGACCTCGGGTTCGGTCTTGACCTCAGGTTCGGTCTTGACCTCGGGTTCGGTCTTGACCTCGGGTTCGGTCTTGACCTCGGGTTCGGTCTTGACCTCGGGTTCAGTCTTGACCTCGGGTTCGGTCTTGACCTCGGGTGTCACATCAAGCGACGCTACAACCTCAGCGAATGCAGTATCAAAGTCATCAACAGTGTTTTCATCAGCCATGATCAATTACCTCCTTCGGTTAGTGCGGGGCCGATGTCGATCAGGCGGATCATCTTGGCCACGTTTCGTGCTTCACCTTGCATGCGGATCAGGTCATCTCCCGACAGCCCAATCCATTCTGTGTTGATGCGGGCCTGCCTGGCGTACAACCAAGTACGCACGGCTTGCAACCCGCCCTCATGTCGGCACAGGAATATGTCCAGTTCGGTCTTGTGCTGTTCTGCTTTAACTACGCTCATTTTATATCCCCTTGTTCATGTGCCGAACGCCCCAACACCAATTTCCCAGCCGTGCCGTCCACCATGTAAAACTACCGTGGAAACATAAAAAGTACCATCTGATGTCGACTACCTCCCCACGGTTCCGCGATCCTCCATTCCACCCGACGCGGGGCCACCATGACCCATAGCTAAAACCACACCATGTGGGGTTTGCGTGGTTATATCCCCGACCAGTGACTCCGATAACTACCGACAGCCTTCCTAGCCATATCGTCATACTCATTTCACCCCTCCTGTCGGTACTGGTTTGTCTGCTACTTTCGCGGCGATCTCATTCTTGCTGCCTTGGTTGATCGCATCCACGATTGTCTGAAGCACGCTTACCTGTGTCGCGGCGCCGAGCGATTCTGCCTTGGCCTCGTTGGACAGCGCGCGAGTCAATATCTCTTTTATTTGCGCAGTCACCAGTTCTTCCTGGTTCGCGGCTGCCTGTTGCTGCGCCTGGGCGTTGCGCGCGATGGTTTCGTTGGCCACGTCCTCGTCTTCCAGCAACTCGTCCACCGGGATGTCGTTGGCCTTGGCGCGTGCCACAAGCAGCCCACGCACTTTGACATGCGGGAGTTCGTCCGGTGTGAGCCCGGCGCGGAAGTTCTCCAGCGATTGTGCCAGCACTTCCTTGGCGATCAAGCTGGTCGAACCTCGGGCGACGATGTCGTGATCCCCGTCGCGGGTGGGGTTCGGGTCATACTTCGCGTTCCACGCGACGAGCGCGGAGATCACAGACATGGTGAATGTGTCGTAGTTGCGCACGGTGTCACGTACCGGAAGCGCAGCGGCGCCGAGGAACATGGATGCATTACGCTGCGTGCGCAGGGCTTCACTGCCACCTTGCGATGTGTCGCCGAGCGATGCCGGCGGCAAGCCGGATTCCTTATCACCGAAGCTCAGGAACAACTGGATCAGCGGGAGCAGTTCGCTCAGGTGGCTATCGATGCTGATATTTCGCACGGCCGGGATCGCATCAGATTGCCCCCCGTTGCTCTCGCGCAGCCACGTCTTGTGCTT